ACGACCGCTATGGGCGACGCGAATGTCACCCGGATCGGCGGCCTCAAGGACGGCTCGGCGACGATCGAGTTCCACTCCGACTTCGCTTCAAGCGAGGTCTACGCGACGCTGAACCCGTTGCTCGGCACGACAACCACCGTCCTGGTGGTTCCGACGACAGACCCCGTCGCTGCGACGAACCCGTCCAAGTCCGTGAGCTGCCTGGTNACCGAGGTGCCATTCGTCGACCACGCTGTCGGCGACCTGGCGACCATCTCGGTNACCTGGCCATTCAGCGGGGTAGTNACAACAGCGACCAGCTGATGATCGACCTGACGCTNACCGTCGAGCTCGAGGACGGAGACAAGTGGCAGGTCCGTCCCAAGCTCGGGACGTTCATCAAGTTCGAGAGGGAATACAAGACGCCCGTCTCGACGGCGTTCAACGAACCATCCCTCGAGCACCTCGCGTGGCTCGCCTGGGAGGCATCGCGCAAGGAAGGCCGGGCGGTGCCGCTGTTCGACAAGTTCGTCGACAACCTCGTCGACCTGGATCTGGAGAACGATGACGCCCCTTTAGTCGACACGGCCTGACCTACCACATCGCCGAGCTCGCCCTGGCGACTGGTCAGCCGATAACAGCCCTGGTGGAGGCACCACCGGAGCTCGTCAAAGCACTCAGGGCGGCGCACAACGAACGGATGAAGGACCAGGAGCGTGGCAGGCAGGCAGGTAAGCGTCGACGGCGCTAGGGAGCTGCGGAAGGCGCTGAAGACTGTCGGCGATGAAGCCAAGGCCGGGTTGAAGGACGTGAACCTCGAGGTCGCCGAGATTGTCGCCAGGGCGGCCGTGACGAAGGTGCCGTCGCGTTCCGGGGCGCTTCGGGAAACGGTGCGGGCCGCCGGGGCACAGACCAGGGCCTCGGTAAAAGCCGGATTCAAGAAGGTGCCCTACGCCGGGGTGATTCACTTCGGGTGGCCTGCCAGGGGAATCCTTCCTCGGCCGTTCCTGTACGACGCCCTCGATGCACGCCGCGATGAGGTCATGGAGGCCTACACCGACGGCATGGCTGACCTCATCAAGAAGAACGGCCTCGGGTAATGGTCAAGAAGTCGTCTGTCATCAACGTCGCCGTCCTGGGCGACGCGAAGAAGCTGAAGAAGACCCTCGACGGGGCTGAGAAGAACGTCGGCAAGTTCTCTGACAAGGTCGGCAAGTCGATGAAGATCGCCGGGGCCGCTATCGGTGGCCTCGGAATCGCCGGGGCGGCGGCGGTGTTCAAGCTCGGCTCCGAGTTCGAAAAGGTGGAACGCACGCTCAGGGTGGGTACCGGTGCGACCGGCGACGCCCTCGAGGCCCTCGTCGAGTCCACCAGGAACCTCGCGACGAAGGTTCCAGCGGACTTCGAGTCCATTTCGAACGCTGTCGCCGACATCAACACGCGCCTGGGGCTGACCGGCACCGAGCTCGAGGACTTCTCCGAGCAGATGCTGAATCTGTCGCGCATCACCGGGTCGGACCTGCAGGGCAACATCTCGTCTGTTACCAGGGTGCTCGGCGACTGGGGCGACATGGCCGGCACCGCCGGCGGCGCAGCCGACTTCCTGTTCTCGGTCGCCCAGGCCACCGGCATCGAGTTCGCGTCGCTGTCGGACCAGCTCGTCAACTACGGCGCACCGATGCGCCAGATCGGCTTCGACTTCGAGCAGTCGGCGCTACTCATCGGCAAGTTCGAGAAGGAAGGCGTGAACGCCGAACTGGTCCTCGGGTCGCTTCGCCAGGCGCTCGGCAAGATGGCCCGCGACGGTGAACCCGCCATTGAGACGTTCCAGCGGACAACCGAGGCGATCAAGAACGCTGGAACGGCGTCTGAGGCCAACATGCTCGCCCTGGAGCTGTTCGGTGCCCGCGCAGGCCCGGACATGGCCGCAGCGATCCGGGAGGGCCGCTTCGAGCTCGACGACTACTTCAACCTGATGGAGGGCGGCGGGGACCGCATCAACGTCGCAGCGAAGTCCACCGAAACGCTCCAGGAGAAGTTCACGCTGTTGAAGAACCGCCTCACGGTGGCCCTCGCTCCGGCTATCACGAAGGCGTTCGACGTGATCGTGCGGGCAATGGACTCGGTCGGGCCGATCACAGAGGACGTTGTCCGCTGGTTCAAGGACTTCACCGCCTCGGAGCGGTTTCAGCGGTTCCAGGCGTTCATGGAAACGGCGATGGAAGAGGTGCGCGTCATCATCGGCCGCGTATCCGACCGCATCCGCGAGTTCGCTGACTTCTTCAAGACGTACATCTCGCCCATCATCGACGCCGCCGTAAAAGCGTGGATGGTCGTCTTCTGGTCCCTGTGGGACGTAATCAAGGACGTGGTCGGACTCATCCAGGCCATCTTCCGCGGTGACATGGCCGACGTTTGGAAGCACTTCAAGGACCTCGTCGTCAACACGGTCGGCCTCATCATCGACCTGTTCATCAAGCTCCCCATGAAAATTCTCGACGCTGCGAAGCCGCTGATCGGAAAGTTCGCCCTCATCGTGTCCGACTTCGCCGTCCACCTGGTCGGCAAGATCATCAAGCTCGTTGCCGCCATACCCGGCGAGATCGTGGAGCTCCTCGCCGCTGTCGGCCAAGACCTCCTCCAGGCAGGCAAGGACCTCGGCGGGTGGCTCCTCGACGGCTTCATCTCGGCAATCAAGGGCGCAGCTTCGGCAGTCGGTAACGCCTTCAAGAATCTGATACCCGACTGGGTGCCTGGGTGGATGAACCCGTTCGACGGCGGCGACAAGAAAACCTCGAACCGTCGCACGTCCTCGCTGCGTCAAACGACGACAGCCGCCGCGCAGAGCTTCCCGACGGCGCTAGCGGGCTCGAGCTCCGCGATGCACGTCGCCGGTATGGCCGAGATGATCGGCGGCCGGGCAGGCAAGTGGGCCGAAACGTCGAGGATACGCCCAGGCGGCTCGATCGCTAAGGGCATGCAATGGATCCCTGATGTCGGCAACCTCCCCGACCAGCTCGTCAAGGGCGCTTCGTACAACACCGGAAGCGGCAGCGTTGTTGTCAACGTCGCCGGGTCGGTCACCACCGAAGCCGAGCTCGTCGAGAACATTCGCCAGGGGCTACTCAAGNNNCAGCAATCCGGTAAACAGCTGGTGCTCTGATGCCACCAGCGCCGACGCTCACCGTGACGCTGCGCTACGCCGGTGGCCCAGGGTTCGGCCCGACCCTCGAGTTGGGCTCCGCGGTCGCCACCCTCGGCACAGGCGTGTTCGGCACGTCCACCAACGACCCGATCGACATCACCTCAGCGGTGCAGGCCGTGACGATCCGGCGGGGCCGCACCAGGGTGCTCGACAAGTTCGAGGCAGGCCAGGCGAGCTTCACCATGATCGACACGACAGGCGCGTTCGACATTGATGCCGGAACGCATGGCACGCCGAAGCCGATGCTCCAGGTGCGAATCTCGGCGAACTACAACGGCGCAGACCGGTTTCTGTTCAGTGGATTCACGCAGGAGTGGGACTACCGGTGGCGACGCGGCGTCGACGCGTCACTGATCACCGTTACCTGCGTGGATGCGTTCAGGGCGTTCACCCTGTCCGAGGTGGATTCCATAGCGGGCACCTCGGCAGGCCAGACGAGCGACGCACGCCTCGACGACATCCTCGACGACATCTCCTGGCCCAACTCGGTGCGTGACCTCGACACCGGGAACACGACGCTCGTCGACGACGACGGCACGACGCGCACGGCCCTGTCGGCGATGCAGAAGGTCAACCAGGCCGAGATGGGCGGCTTGTGGATCGACACGAACGGCGACGTGCGTTTCATGAGCCGCCACAACGCAATCAAAACCGGGAAGGGCACCCCGACCGAGTTCGACGACGACGGCACGAACATCGACTACCAGGGCATCGACTTCGAGATGGATGACCAGGTGCTCATCAACTCTGCGTCGATCACGCGAGCTGGTGGAAGCGCGCAGACAGCGTCGAACGCGGCGTCGATCACGGACTATTTCCTGCGGTCGTACCAGAAAACCGGGATGCTAATGGAGGACGATACGCAGGCCAAAGATCATGCTTTGTCGATAGTTGCGGCGAGGAAAGATGCCGACATAAGGGTGAAAAGCATCACGCTCGACTTGTCGGAGGATGTCACGGCCCGCGTCGAGGCCGGACTGGACCTCGACTTCTTCTCACCAATCAAGGTAACCAGGACAGCTCCAGGGTCCAATCGCGTCACCCGTTCACTGGTCGTCCAGGGGGTCGAGCACCGGATTACGCCCCAAACTTGGAGCACTACGCTAATGACGGCTGAGCCCATTGCTGACGGCTTTGTGCTCGGAACAGACAAGCTCGGGACCGGCGTCCTGGGCTACTAGGAGGAACACACCATGACCTACAAGGCCGACTGGGCGACCGGGGACATCCTCACCGCCTCGCAGCAAAACGCCCTCGCGGAGCAGGCCATCTCGAGGTTCGCCGATTCGTCGGCCCGCGACGCTGCGATCACGTCGCCGACCGAGGGCCAGTTCTGCTATCTGACCGGGTCGAACGCCCTGCAGTTTTATGACGGCAGCTCCTGGACGGCTACGAGTTTGACCGCCGACATTACCGAAGTCGCAGCAGGAACGAACATCGACGTCACCTCGGGCACGGGGCCGGTGCCATCGGTCGCCGTTTCGATCGACGCCGAGCTGGCCTGTGCAGACCAGGTGGTCAGCCGCGCCCAGATGAAGGACTACGCCGAAACGGTGAACGCCCTCGGGTCGAAGTCTGCTGCGTTCAATGTTGACTTTGAGGACGGCAACGTGCAGACGGTCACCATTTCGTCAGGCACGTTCAACATCGGCCTCACCAACTCGTTGGCTTCGCATTCCAACTCGGTCACGATTCTGGGAACCAACCTCGGAGCGGGGACGCCTTCGTTCGTCGCTGGGGCGCACG